TCCTCCTATATTACCTTGTTCTGCTTGACTTGTTAAAGCATCCATGTATTTACCTTGCTGATACATTTGAACACCACTAGCAGCTCCTTGTATAGCTCCTTTTATACCTTGCATTTCTTGTGCCTTACCAGCTGATATTTGAGATGATAAAGCTGCAAGATTACCTTGATACCTAGCTTCTTTCATACCTCTAATTTGTGATTGGTCTCCAGCTCTAGCAAAATCTATATTAGTTTTTTGCTCATCTAAATTAGCAGCTATCTGTCTATTCTGTAAGTTTTGTTGTGCGTTAAGCTGACCTAAACCACCAATAACTCCTCTAATACCACCACTTCTTAATGTATCTACACCAGTAGCAAATTGTCTAGCACCTTCTTCTCTTTGAAGATTAGCTCCCAACTGACTTACTTGAAGACCTTCGTATGAATTTTGCAACTCTGGAATAGGTAGATTGTTCAAAGCGTCTTTAGCTTCTCTAGCTTGTTTAGCTCCTTCAATAGCTTGGTAAACACCACCTAATGCTGAGACTCCTCCTATAACTGCACCTGTTACTGCTGCCATATTTTTATAGTAATTTTATATATTCGTTACAACCCTTACTCCCTAAAATAAATCCTTCCTCTAAATATTTATTTTGTAAGCTCTCGTTTTTTAATGATGTATAAGCAACCTCATATCCCATCTCCTTTGCTATATAACATAATTGATTTATACATTCTGAGATAGCTACTTTCCTAACTTTTTTATCTTTAACATCAGGGTTACTAACTATAAATTCAACCCAACACATATTGCTATTAGTTAAATAAACAAAACCTGAACATACGTCTGTTGAATCTATGTTCACAATCACACCAGTCTTAGGTAAGTTATTTAATCCTGGAGCTGGAAATCTCCAAAACTTCCACCAATCTAATAACATTGGGTAATCTCCCTCAGTAAAATATCTTGTATTGCTATCCATTAAATTAAATTTATAGTGCAAAGATAATCAAATTATTGAAAAGACTTAAATACCTCTGTATTAACCGTAAATAATGTAGCTTCACTACCACTATCAGTTGTAGTTAGTGTAATAGTAGCGTGGTTTCCTTTAATACCATTACTCTCTGCTACAGGATTTTTAGCTATAAAATAGAATGAACCTACAGGACCAGTTGTTATTGGAGTTATAGTTATTGATGTTGAATTAAATGAAAGCACTCTTCCTATAGCATATGGTGTGTTACTTATATCTATAGTATATAAAGTATCTTCTGTAGATAGAAATGTAGGAACTTCATCGAAAGTATATGTATTTGATAATAATCCAGTACACACCCCAACACCTTGTATTGATAAATGAGTAAAATCTAAAATACTATTACTATCTCTACTTATCATAGCATAATGCTCACCTTCTCTAGTATTAAAGTTTTCATAGTTAATATGTCCATTATCAAAATTGGTCTCAATAACAGCATTCCAATGACTAGTGTTACTCTCTAATGATATTGTTTTGAATTGTTTTACATCACTTGGGTCTTGATTAAATGCTACCGTTACAGAAGAATCTTGAACACTCATACCTCCTTCATCATCATAGAAATAATTTCTAGATGCTGTCTCTGAATGGTGTCTATATAGCTGACCATTTTTAAAAGAAAAGAAACCACGATTTAACCTAGTCATCCACTCTGGGTTGTATCCCCAAAAAGATGTCCAAGTATTTGTTTTTTCGTCAAACGATATTGTTTTAGCCATTTTTATTTTTTATTTATTAAATAGTACAATTTCCATCTTTAACTACATTTAATGGAAGACCAATTAAAGTAGATGCACAGAATAATGTCTCTACATATCCTTCAGTACCATCTGCTGTTGCAGTTTGATAATCACCAAAACAATCTATATACTCACAAGTATTAACTCCTACACTACTATATATTTTATATTGTCTACATGTACTTTGGTTACAAGCTCCTATATCAGTAGTTACAACTCTATCTACACTAACTATTGAAGAAAGGCATACTTGCTCTGTAGATGTTGTAGAGTTTAAAATCATTTCTCGTAATATATAATCGCAATCTAAATATCTAACTAAACCATCTGAATGTAAAGGACCATCTATCCAATCAAATTGATATGCTCTACAATCTAATGGTTCATTTATTAATATATCTACTCTTATATCTACACTACACTCTCCACTAGATACTCTATAAATATAGAAATCAGGTATTAAACTACTTCCATTATGAACGTATGTAATATAATCTCCTACTATCTCAAATCCTCCATACTCAGGACCTGTTATCATAGATAAGGTATAAGGTGTTCCATGAGTTATATTATCTAAACTATTTAGAGAGAAACTAGTTCCTTGATTTATACTTTTTAATATGTTAGTATTTGCAGCGTAAACATCATCAATATAATCCCAAACTATATAAAGTTTCTTAGATAGATCTCCTAATCTCTCAAATGTAAACTCAATATAGTTCTCATCTCCAACAGTTGTTATAGATGGGTATGTTGCATTATCTATTATTTGTTGTGCATCGTAATCACTACTAGCAATAGTATACCCTATTTTATTACATCCAGTAAACACACCATTACCTTTTATAGATGATACTCTAACTAAACTTCCTTCAAATGGTATTGGACCATCAGCTTCAATTCCAACCTCTGTTCTAAATCTTGTAAGACCAGAAGTAGTAAATGTATCTACATCTGTTGAGTTCCCACTATATCCATACATTGAATCTACCCAAGAGTATTTATTTGTCATAGATTTACCAGCATCAGAAATATCATTAACTACCAAAGTAACAACTTCTAACTGATTAGTTATAGGACAATGATTTGAAAAAGAAATCATAGCATCAACTTCATGTGTATTATTTATTAATACGTAAGCAGTTTCTTCTGTTCCTGTTCTTGATATAATAACACTTCCACTTTCTGTTAATCCTGGATTTGCATAATTTCTAACTCCTATGGTTATTGTTGCATCTAAAACTCCCTCAGTTATTTGGTAATTAAAAACAAAATCACCAACTTTATTTCCTATGTTTATATCGTAATATAGACTATTAGATGGTGTTAATTTTAAATTATTAATTTGTTGATTACAATTAACTCTTAATGATTTAACTTGTTTATTTTCATTTGTAAAACCTAATATATAATTATCATAAGATGGGTCATAACCTCCAACTATAAACTTAGAACTATAATCTCTTAAATTATCTCTAAACCAATCTTTCATTCCATATCTTGAGATAGGCTCTAAACCATCAGAACCTAATCTTAAAACAACTCCCTTTGGTTGGTCTGTAAAATAAATGTTATTTGCATAGTTAGAGAAAGTCTCTGGATTTGTTCCAATACCAAATTCTCCAGCATAAGGTATTTCTTGTCCTAATACTTGCTCTACTGAAGTAATTTGACCACCTCCAACTGCATCAGATAATAAGTTTTTATTGTATAATACTTTGTGTAATTTATCTTCTTGAAATACTATTAAATCCGTATCTCTTGAGAATAACTTTTGTATTCTTCCATATTTATCATCTAAATCTTTATAGTTTGCTCTTGATAGATTAAACTCATTTAAAGAATTATAGTTTGTTGTTTTTTCAAATCCACCACTATATGTTAATGATGCTATATTTCTTCTCTCTTTATATCCATCTAATTGAACTGCATTTGGTCTTGTATTCGTAGATAAATAATTTGAGTTAAATAAATCTTTCACTCTATAACTTTCAGCTCCATTACCTTGAGAATAACAATTAAAGAATGATAAATTTAATGTTGCAGCAGTAGTAATACCATCTTGGTCTACATCTGCATCTACAGGATAATTACTATCTGTTTTTTTAGATAGGTGGTTTCCATTAGAATCTATTAAATAGGTATCAGGTATCTCGTAATATACTTCAGAACTTTTATCTTTAGGGTCTGTCTCAAGAATAATAACGCTTGTAGCAAGTGTAATAGTTATTTTTGAATCAGAGTATGATGGGTGTCCAGGATTAAATTGAGTTTCTCCACCAGTAGAACCAATAAGATTCCAAAAACCTATAGAATATGGATAGTTATTATCAGCAACAAAATGTGAACTTGAAAAAAAACCACCTCCAATAGAGACATAATGTCCTCTTGTCCATACAATATCAAAACCAGTTTCATCATTCATCTCTGTAATCCACCACTCATATATACTATTATAATCAGCAGATGATATATATGTTTTTTCAAAAGTAGGATTTGGCTCTGTATTTGTTCTTCCGTTGCTTAATTTAAAATATAAAATACTGCCAGCTGTTATTTTTGTATCTTCCCATAATCCAGTTGATGGATTTAAAGTTCCAAATGGACCAGTATAAGTTAAAAAACCATGAGCACCACAATCAGAATTACTAACATGATTTTCGTATGCTAAGTAATTATTTGGAAGTGATGCTATATCAATACCACTAAAACTTTTTACTTTAATATAATTACCAGCAGGTGCTCCAGTTATAAAATTTTCAGCTTGTTGTTTATATTCTAAAACCTGAACTTTAATTAAAGATACTGTTGGCCCATATAAATTTCTTTTAAGGATTAAAATATCTCCATCTTGAACCTTATTCTTTTCTTGACCCTCTAGTTTTATCCAAATGTAATTATCTTTTTTATATACTACAAGAGCGTATATTGTTTGGTATTCTAATTTATTATCTTTTACAAATACCTTATATTTTGTTGCCCAATAAGGAGCTTTATGATGTACTTGCATTTGTAAACTATTTTTGTTTACAGAATTTAAAACAGGTATAAAGCAGTTATTAGTTGAGTTTGAATGAGAATTTGTAATCACAGTTGAATATCTTCCTTCATCATCTAAGTATACAATACCAGCTTCATAACTTCTATTACTTTTACAACTAGAGTAAGCATTACCATTAGATAGTGATATATTTATAGTTCCATCTACATAATAAAAATATTCTTGTTTTAATGTGAAATCACTATCTGTATGAACAGAAGGAGTATTATCAACTTGGTATTCTATATATGGAAGTTTTATTTCTATTACATCAGGAGTTGTACCACTCAATATTTCAAATGGTTTATATTTACCAACATAATCAACAACTTCATTAGCTGGAGCTTGACTTCCAGTATCATAATATTTAAAATTATTATAAGCAATTACATTTATAAAGTTTTGAAATTCACCAGAACCTCTAAGTGCTTCTGCATTTGTATAGTCAGCACCAAGAAACATTGATATAGAACAATTATAATTACCATGATAAGATATTGGAGCACTTTTAGCTCTAAAATTAAAGTTCAATAAATCACCTGCTTTTATTTGTTTTCCAGCAAAATTTATTCTTAAAGAATCTGCTACAGGTGTTGATACCCCATCAATGATTTCACTATGAGTTATTATATCAGTAGTTAAACGATCATTTGTTTTATCCTCACTAATAGGTGATAAAGTATAATCAATCTTTATAGGTTGTCCATTAGTATCAACCATGTCGTGTCCCTCAACATAATTTCCATATATTAATCTATTCCCAATAAAATCTTGAGCTTTAGATAAAACAGGAACATTATCAAATAATCTATTGACTTCATCTTCAGGAAGTACTGAGTAAATTTTATTATTAGAGAAAAGAAATGACCTATCAGAATTATCGGTCCAAAATAACTTTGTTTTATTAAAGGTATCTATTATCCAAATATTATTACTATTACTTTCTTTAAAAACCAACTGAACATCTGTTACATTTTTATCTCCAGTATTAAACCCTATATTGACAGCATTGAATTTATTTACCATTCCAATGTTCTCATGAGTCAAATAATCTAAAGAATATTGTCCTGGATAAAATTGAGGATTTGAAAATGTTGAGATAGCAGAATATTCCCCATCTAAATATTTCCATCTATAACCAAAAGATAAGAACCTTTCTTTTATGTTATTCTCAGTTCCATTACCAGTTGTAGTTGGTGTGCATATAGGAGCGAAATGAGGCTGTCTTTTATATAAGCTTATATCTTTACTTAGAAAAGTAGTATTAACGTCTGTAGAAGGCCCATATCCTTTTGCTCTATCTACATTGATACATCTAATTGGATTTAAGTCATCAGTCCAAACTAACAATGTCTCTTTATTAAATGAGTTGTATATTACGTTTGCACCAGTTATTTTATATTGTTTATTAAAATTAAGTACGTTATTAGGAGATGTTCTTGAATCTTGTAATATAGTAGAAACTAAAGGACCTCCTGTTACACTATTTAATTGGTCGTACTCAAATATATAATTACTTGTAGATGATGTTACAAACCAATATATTTTTTCATTACCTTCATCAGATACACTTCCTATAGATTCAGAATCAAAAGGAATGTTTAAATCAGATATTTTATCAAGACCATAAGAATTTTGAATACTTCCAACTTGAGAACCCTCAGAGTTAGAAACTAGAACATTAAAAGCATCTATATATTCTCCTTCAGGTATCAAGCGGACATCATAGTCCTTATTCATTTTACCTTGTACGAAATTCTTTTTTAATTCACTCATTATTTAATCCAATTTGTTTGACCACGAAGAGATTGTAATATTTCATCATATCGAATATTCATCATTCTTATTTTGGTATTATTTCTAATAGCTTTAAATTCTGTTTTAGCTCTTTGAACTACATATTCTTGAACTCCATATTTATTTGATAGTATTTCATACTTCATATATTGGTATAAAAACTTCTCACATAATTTATTAACTCTAATCTCATCTTCAGCTAAATCACTAAGACCATCAGATATATATTCTAATACAATAGTTTTTGCTTTAACATCACTACTAAATCTAATTACACCTGAGTTTTTATCTATAATATATTTACCATTTTGATTAGCTGTTTTTCCATCAATACCAAATCTACTTCCGTACTGATATAAACTACCACTATCATTTAGATTATTTGATTTAGGATTTGCACTATTAATTTCTGTTAAGGAAGTACCTTCTAAAGCATCACCATTATTATCAAATAAAATATTAGCATTATTATCTTGTAAGTATGCAATAGCAATAGTACTTTGATTATTCATAACCATTGGTCTTAAATTACCATCATCATCTACCCAACTAATTCTAACGTAATTAACGTAATCTTTTGGAAGTATCATTGTCAAATTATCAGGAAGGTCAAGCTCTAATGCTTTAACTTCTCTTGCTACATCATAGTTTAATTCTTGAAGACCACGTTTAGCATGAAATATCACTTCATATCTTTTGCAATCACTTATCACTTTATCATCTCCAACATACATCAAATAAAACTTATTGATAATATCTTTTAATAATATGTATTGATAATCACCCCAATTTTCTTCTTGAGGAGAGTTGCCTCCATTCTCGTAATATTGATAATCTGTTAAAAAATTAGACATATTTATTATTGATTTTGTAATTGGTTATCTTGTGCTTCAAACGCTACTGCTGCTTGAACTATATCAGCTTCTCTAATATTTAATCCAGCATACTTTAATATTTTCATTGTAATCTCAAACTTATCATCAAAACCAATCTCTAAATCTTGATAACCTGGCAAAGAAGAGTTAAATACAGGATTGTCATTAATTACTGTGTAAGTCCAGTTAGGATCTTTAGGTGTTCTAAAATAAGTTAAATAAACACCACTAACAATAGTTGATGGAAATACCTTGTATGTATTTGCATATTTTATATAAGTAGGATAGAATACATTATTCCCAGAGAAATCATCTTGTAAATGATAACTGATTTTATCTCTATCTAACAACTCTATCTCTCTACCATTATAAGTTAAATTTATAGTGGTATACATATCATTAGGCTGATTGAATACTTGAGCCATACCATCGTAAGCAGGTGTTAAGTCGGTAGGCTGACTAATAAACACATCCATATTCTCTCTGGTCTTCTTTAATATTTGCTTATCATTTGCTCTAGCTACTCTTGATACAGATGCCTTATTATAATCATAAAAGTAACCATCTACAATTTCTTGTTGTGCTTGTTTAGCAAAAGTGTTAAACTGCAAAGGTGTTATGTAACCACGACTTTCTTTGTTAAGAATAAACTTGGTTAAGTTATAAATGTCATTTATCATTTTTACGTATTTTGTGCAAAGTTACTAAAAAAAAAGCACCCCTATTATAGAGGTGCTACTATAGAAAATTATGTCTGTATGGCTTATAATTTATTACTAATATTTGCTAGAGCATCCATACCTTCATCAGTCATAAAAAATGAAGCCAATGCACTATATGTATTCTCACCAAATGGAACTGTAATTAATTTCCCACCTTTGTTTGCCCAAGATACATTTCTTCCATCATTAGTAATTTCAAGAATACCCATATCAACAGCTCTAATAGCTATGTTTCTTAATTTCAAAGAATCATCTTCAACTAAAGTCATAAACTCTAAAGGATTGTTTCTTGCGTAAATAAGCATATCACGTCTTAATTCTGCTGAAGACATATTGTCTACCTTTGACTTTAAAATAACTCTTCCTATTGCTTCTAAATCACCAATAGGCATTTCTTTAACTGCAATCTGAGCATCTAATTGAACTAATTGTAAATCGTACTCTTCATTAGCTACTTCTTCAGCATCAAATTCATAATACTTAACATTTTTATCTGGGTGTAAAACAGAGAGAAATTTTTGTAATTCTACTTGTTCTTTCTTTACAAATAGTTTACCATTCTCAAAAATAATTGGAGGACATATTGCATATCCATCTTGTTCTTCTAAAAATGGTGATTCTTGGTTATCACTCCATCTTAAACTTCTATTTCTTTTTCCATCGAAATATAATAGTGGACTGTTTGCTGAGTGTTTAGTTCTCAACATAAAAGTAATTGGTGTGTAATTACCTGTTAAAAGATAAACTCTATCTTTACTTTCAAAAGTATCTAAAGGAGATACATTTGTTTTTGTTTGTGTTGCTTTCGCTGCACTTGTTTTTGCTGTTGTAGCCATATTAAATTAAATTAAAATTCCATGCAAAATTACATAAAATATTTATATAGTTTTTAAACAAAAAAAAGAGGAGGAAATTAATCCCCCTCTTAAAAATATAATTATTTTATAGTATAACTTACGGTTTGAAAATCATAAAGTTATTAGCTCCTAATACCACTAAAGCTCTTTCAGACAAGAAGTTTACAGACATGCTATCTACTTCACTGTTAGTTGCTCCACCAGCAGAACCTATAATCCAAGATTTGTATTTACGATCCTCAGTCTCAGATTTTCTGTAACGAGTATGTAAGAATGGTCTCTTAGCATTTTTACCTAATACTTGGTCGTAAACTGTTAAAGTACCAGCAGGAACTAAAACTCCGTTTACTGTATTAACTAAACCACCTGTAGTAGCATCGTTCAAGTATTTCCAATCAGATTTGTAGAAATCATAACCTAAGTTAAATCCTTTAAATCCTAAGTTCAAAGCCATATCAGTATCATTATCAAAAAGACCATAAGATGCAGCACCTAAAGTACCATTTACGTTCAATCCAGCTAATGTAGTATCAATTTGGAAAGATAAAGAACGATTTACGAAAAGAACATTTTCTTGGATAGCTCCCTCTTTATCTAATACTTTGATGATATTCTCAATGTCTGTTCTATCAGCGATAGCTCCAGTACCTACGTTACCTCTATTGTTGATTTCATAGAATAAACCTTTAGTACCTTTGTATCCTTGAGCAGCAGCAGCAGAACCAGAAACAGCAGGCTCACCTTCAATCATTGCAGTTTCTAAGTAATCTTCAAATCTCAAACGAGTTTCGTGCTCTGATTTTAAATACCATAAGTATCCAGTTGCTCCATTTTCAGTTGTAACTTCAATCCATCCGATTTGAGCCATATCTGAACCATTAACCTCATATTTATCTTTGATGATAATTGGAGTTGTGTCAAGAATTTGAGACTCAGCTTCAACAGAACCAACCATTCCAGCAGTTCCTTTTTTAAATTCAGAACCATAAACGAATAAACTAATTGCAGATGCAGTAGCAGATAATGCAGAGATATTAGCAGCAGAGTAAGCGTCTACTGTAAGAACAGTAAAATCAGAAGATACAGATCTAACTATTACTTTAATTACAACACCAGCAGTATCTTTAAGGATAAGTGTTTGTCCAGCTCTTACAGAAGGGTATCTAGTAGTAGCAGAAGAACCTGTAGTTGGAGTGTAAAAAGTTTGGTTTGAATCTAATGTAATTTGATTAGTAGCAGTTTTAGTTGCAGTACCGAAGATATGCAAACGACCTTGTTCACTCCATTTAATCATATCAGAAGTAGAAGGCATTTCAGCTCCTACCATTCTTAAAAATGACGCTACAGAACGATTACCGAATCTTTCAAATTCTTTCTCGTAAAGATCTGGAAGTTCGTGTGATAAAAAGTCAAATGAACCTACATAGTTAGTAGATAAAGTTGCTTGAATTGGTGCAGGGGTTAATAATGGATTCCCTCCAATAGTACCTGCTGAAAAATTAATTGTGTTTAATGCCATTTTGTTTTAATGTTTTTATTATTTATTTTTTTCTAATTCGTAAACCACCATCAAAACTATCATTACTAATTGCTCTCATTCTAGGACCTCCACTATTATCTGTGATTTCTTTAGAATCTCTAACATTCATATCAATGTTTTTCATTCCTTTGATTACACTATTAGTTGAATCTGCTTTACCTTGCTCATAAAAGAACCTAGCAAAACCATCTGGGTCTCTAAACATAGCCAAAGATTTGTGATAATCATGTGCATCTTTCAATACTCCATTATCATCTAAATGTTTTTGAACAACCGAAGATAAATCTGACTGAATATTTTTAGTCTCATTTACATCCTTTGGTTTATAAACTTGTTTCTTATCTCCTAAATTAAATTCAAAGCCTTTGAACTCATTAGAGAATAGTTGCGTAGTTTTTTCATCAAACACTTTTGCTTTTGCTTGAGCTATTTGCTCTGCTTGTTTTGATTGTGTTTCATATTCTTGATAGAAGTTAAATGCTTTCTTATAATCTTCAGTTACTTCAGCTGAGTTAGACCCTAAATCAACTTTATATTGTTCCTTGAGATTATTTAGATAGTCTTTAGCTCTAAACAATTCTTCTTTTAATGCCACCTGTTTTTTCTTAATATCTCTTTCATCATCAATATCTTCATCAAAAGAATACTCTTCCTCTAATAAATAATCAATGTCAGCATCATCAAGATGTGGCTTTGTTTGTTTGTAGTACTCTTTTAATGTTTCAGTACTATCTGCTTTATCCCAGTCTTTGTTAATTTTAATGTAGTTATCTACACCATATTCCATTAACTTTTTTATATCTTCTGGAAGTTCAGCTTTTTTTTCACTCTGTGTAAGAACTTCGTCTAAAGACTCGTATTCTTTTTGATACCTATCTTTTAAATAGTTAAGTACTCTTGCGTCATCAATATCTGTCTCTTGGTTTTCCACCTCAACATTTTCTTGATTGTTTAAACTTTCTGAACCAGCTTCAAAATTATCTTGAATCTCTTGTTCTTTTTCTTGAATAGAAGATACCTCTTCGGCATCTACTGCTCTAAATTTCATTCCGCTCATATATTTGTATTAAATTAAATTTTTTGCAAAGGTATGTAATTTTTTATTACTCTACTTTAAACAAGTCATCCATACCACCAAGACTATCTTCCTCATTGAAATCTATAGGACTTAAATCTTGTTGTCTTTGATTTATCATTTTACTTTGCTGTGTTGCTTGTAACTTTGTTCTTGTATCTTTCCTATCTTCTTTATCCATATCTTTCTTATGAATTAAGTCCATCTCAGCTTGTTTTACTTGTCCTTGAAAACCTTGCTGTAATTTGATAAGCTCTGATTTATATTGAAACTCCATTTGCATTTTCTCCATTTCCATTTGATGCTTCATTTGTTCTAATTGAGCATCACCTTGAGATTCAGCTTGTATAATTTGAAGTTTACTTTGAGAAGTAGCTTGAGCAAGTTGAGCCTGGCTTTGTGCTTGGCTTTGCATTGTTTTAGCTTGTAACTCTTGGTCTCTCTCTTCTTTATGCTTTTTCTTAACTTTTAATAATTGAGATGCTATTTTAACATTTTTAACATTACGAATATCTATTGCATCATCTATATCAATTTTACCTGCTGCCAAAGCTGCTTGAATATTTTGATTTAATAATTGAGTTTCTTCTTCATCAGGCATTAATGTAATATAAATACCAAAGTTATATAAATGTAGGTCTTTAATTTTATTGATAACATCTACACTACCTCCACCAATCATCAATGCAAAATCATCACGCATATCAGAATATTCTAACAAGTCAGACATTCTATAGCAAATACATTCAGCAATTCTTCTAGTCATAAATAAACCACTTTGAAGAATATGTCTTGTAGCAGTATTAGAGTTTAATGCAGCTAATTTTTGAAGACCAACTAAACTATTCTCATCTGGCATACTTCCATCACGAGCCTCATTAAGACCTGTGCTTTGACGAATCATATCAAGGTAGTGATTATACATACCAACAAGACTTTGTATCTTAGCATTAGCTCCTGAAGCTGTAAGCTCTTGAATAGGCATACGTGCATTATTGAACTCACCATCTTCTGTATAACTTCTACCTACAACACTTCCTGTTTGGAAATATAAGTTTAATGCTTGTTCTGGAGTATATGATTGACCATTTCCTAAATTAACACCATTTAATCCATCTATATCTAAGAATACACCATCAGGTTTCATTCCAGAGATAACTTGTTGTAATTTTAAATGCGTAAGTTGTATTTGGTCTGCAAAAGGAATCATTCTTTTAACTAATGAATCTATTGCACCTCTATACATTCTTGGAGCAGACATTACATAAGGAGGATAAACTTTAGAGATTGAAGATTTAGGTCTAACCATATTCTTCATTAAATCCCACTTCAATAAATAATTAGTACCCATAACTAATACACCCTCAAACCAAACAACTATTCTTTTAGATATCTTCTCAAATTGAGCATCATCAGTTTTAGGTCCTTGAAAACTATCATCTCTCTTTACTACTTTATCTCCACCGTTAGCATTTTTCTTTTTTTTATATACTACGTTTAAATCTGTCTTATATGAGAAGAACAATAATGTTGCAGAATTATTTCTAATATTACCTCCTAATATAGTTCCTCCTTGAATGTTTTGATAAGCATCCCATTTAGAAGCCAATTTAGAAATCTCTTTAATTTCTTCTTGAGTTAATTTTGGATTTAATTTTTTAAGTTCTGTAATAGGAACATTTTTAACTTCTCCAAAATAATAACAATCTTGAAAAGTAGGATCTTCAGTTGGACTAAAAACCATATTGGCAGGATCGCAATACTCAATTCTAATCCCATTATGTGTATCAAAAGAATGTCTAACAGCTGATACACCCAATACAACCTGGTCTTCATCTGTTCTTCTTTTTATTAAATCGTAATTGTTTAAATTTAAAACATTCTCAATAGCTTTTTCTTCAGCAATTTCTATCTCATCTTTATAGAATTCCATGTGAAGGTCAAGCTCTGCTTTATCTTGAGGCATTTGTTCTTCAGGTATTGGATACATATCTATACCTAATAAATTCTTAGCATCTTTTAACAAAGGAGCAGCAATCATAGCTTTCTCTACCTCTGTTTTATAGTTATTCTTTTTGTCAGATGAAATATTATCTACTGCCTCTGCTTTAACCTCGTATTGTCTTGTAGACATTCCATTAACAACTATATCAACAAATTTTGGTATAATTGGAAGTGGTGTCCAATCTAAATTAAGATAAGAAATATCTCCATTAACAGACATCTCTTTTTTATATTTTTGAACAGATTGCTCTCCTCTTGCATATAATCTTAGTTTGTGAAAGTGGTCTCTTGTAGTGTAAAACCTTGAACCATTAAGAGATGTTTTTCTAAACCACTCAGCTTGAATGGAATGAGCAACAGACCTACCGTAATCTTCACTTTTCTTAATCTCATCTGTCGCCAGTTGGTCAGGAAAATATACATTAGGCATCGTTAAATCTTGATTCATATATGTGTCTTTATTTTAGTAATTCGCTATGCATTCCTTTATTAGAATATCTTGCAAAATTAAACATTATTTCCGAGTTATTTCTAATAGGTTTTGTAACGTATGTTTGGTTAGCCATAATTGCAAGACCACTACTAATAGTAGCATCAAATTTAGTACGATTAGCTATATCAAAATTTGCCCAATCTAGAAGTGTTCTATTAAAATACATATTACCCATACTTCCTTCTTCTCTGTATTCACCACTATAATCTATACCTACATATTGATTTATATATGCTTCAATAGCATTAGCTTGTAACTCAATAGTTTGTGTAGATGAAGGAATACCACCTAACTCTCTCTCTGATGGAGACAAATCATTCTTATGTTTATCAGGTCTATTTAATGAGAAACCACGAAAACCTCTATTGGTAAAATATTTTAATTGTCCAACTTTATTATTTTCTATAAGTATAGGCATTCCATAAAATACACAAGCCATTAAACAATTCTCATAAAATTCTTCAGATGTTCTTGGTCTTGCTATATACTCTAAAAAGAAATGGTTACTTGGTGCGTCATCCATATTAAATTTTGTAAGACCATGAAAAGAACCTTTAGAACCTCCACCACCTACAACTCCTGATATATCGTATGTATCACAACCAAAACTTCCTATGTGTGCATTACCTGGATATTTCTTTCCATTCTTTAATTCTATTCTATTACGCATCTCAGGTTTAGGAATCCATGATACTTTAAATTCACCATCTTTACTTGGTGTCCATATAACTTCTGTATCTTTAACACCATTTCTCCAAGAGAATTTACCTGTTGTAATAATCCTATTATGCTCAAGACCATCATTATAATCTACTTGTTCATATATCTTTGAAAGGTCAAACAAACTATTTTTAGCTTCATCACGAAATGCGTGTCCTTCTGTTCTTGGGTTTTGTCTATAAAACTCATTTAAAGCATCAGAATCTTTTCTTAAACTCTCTATTTTATTCTCAAAGAAATCTAATACACCATCGTATACCCAAGTTCCTTGAATGTCTTTTACTGGTTTATCTCCAGCTCTAAACATAGGGAAGCCATACAAATCTATATACCCCTCATAATTCCATTCCATAGGAATAAATAAAGCATATAGTCCACTTGTTGTTTGTCCATTCTTATCTCTATTTTTTACATCACTATCGTAATATAATTTTTTAAAGTTCCCACCACCATTTTCTTGAGAGTTACAAGTACTTCCCATCATACACTTACCTATAAGTTTTCTTCCAACTCTTAAACAAGTTTGTGTAACCCTCCAGTTATTTTGTATGTTTAATGGGTTTGTCCATTTACCACTCTCATCATGCACAAGTAATTTTAACTTTTCCCCATCATAACTATTGTCTCCTGTGTTCTTCCAATCAATAGAAGTATCTAAACCCTCCATTTCATCTTGAGCATCAGACATATTATTCTTGGTTATTTTAGATGCAGGAACACGATACGATAACTCTGTCTTAGGTTTATCCATACCATCCATAATAGGTTTAAAAAAGAAAGGATAATTACTTGATATAGGAACTACTTTATCTGTAAACATTTTTTTAGCATCACCTCCTGTTTTAGAGAGAATACCAAGTCTACTATCTTTAGATATTGTTGCGATATTAACAAGCTCTGAACTACCCATAAAAGAAAAACCTGAACGTCTATTTTTTAAATAACACATTCCAAAACTTCTAGTGTCAGCCTTACATGCCTCCCAAAATATCCAAAATATTCTATTACTCTCTCTAAATTCAGGGAGACCAATATCTATTTTAGTCCATTGAAGATACATATAGTGGCTTCCTGTTATGTAAGATGGTTTTCCGTTATTCATAAAGAATTTTCCTTCATCTCTTTTATTAAACTCTTCTTCTATATAATCTACCCATTTACTTTTAAAATCTTTAGGCATATCATTCCATTGAAAAATAGTTTTTATTTTAGAGAGTTCTTTAGGATATTCATCGGCCTCCCAATATTGTTCCTCAGGTTTCTTGTCCCTAATTTTCACTTTATTTGGGACAGAAGGTAATGCTATTTTTAATCCTTGTATTTCATATACTTCTCCAATAGTACCATCTTTAGAAATAACTACTATATCATACTCTGGATTGTATCCATATACCCATCCATTTTTTTTATTAATTTTATCTACTTCTTTTTTTGGTATATAATCTAACAGTATGGAATAAATACTACTTTCCTTTGCTTCGTCTTTCTGCAAAGCTTTCAAACTTTGATTCATCTTTAGTAGTATTAGGGTTTTCTTCAAGTATATCTTGTTCTCTTTGTATTTTTTCTAAAATATAAAAAGCATCATCAAGAGCTTGTTTTTTTGCAAGTACAGCATTACGCATTTTATCAGCAGTAATATCTACATCATCATCAGATATGATTTCATCAGCAAGAACTTTTATTAACTCTGTAACTGATTTATAAGCAGCTTGAATAATCTGCTCTTTTAATTCTTTGTGGTTATACATTTAATTTAATTTTAAAAAGCAAAGGTATAAAAAAATGCCCTCTGATTTAGAAGGCATTTAATTTAGCAATTTTTACATCCACCACTTCCACTAGGACCTTTTCCAGAACCTCCTGATAAATCTCTAGATTTGTCTCTATTTTTTCTAGCAACTTCTTTAGATGATTTAGAAGATCTATCTTTCCACTCAGACATTGTTTCTCCTGCTTGTTTGTACTTATCGTAACTTTGTTTAGTTACCTCATCTTTTCTTTTTTGTTGCCAAGTTCTTTGATCACCTTTAACTATCATTTTAGCAGGTTCAAACTGTGGATTTGTTTTAACAACACCAGCGGTTTTCATAGGTATCATAGTAGTTATTTCTCTCTCTCCTTTTGAACTAGAAACACGACTTGAAGAAGTAGGTTTTTTAGTTGAAACAACTTTAGAAGTAGTTTTTACATCTGGTTTAGAATTAGATGATTTATCTTCATTATTCCACTTTGTTATATAAGTAGTACTACCATTAGGATTTTTAACCTCAGTTTTTGTTACATTGTTTTTTGTAGGGTCTATCTTTGGTTCTTCTTTTGAAGAAACTTTATCTCCACTTTTATCAAAATTACTCATAATAGATTTTAATTTATCTATATCAGCATTTTTAAATCCTATTGAGTTATAATCTTCTGCCATAATTTTATTTTTTACAAAAGTAATGTTTTTAATTCAATTTTAAAACAATATCACTATCAGACATTCTATATAATTTTTCATCATCTATCTCAAATTCATATTCACTATTCTTTTTGAATGCAATCATATCTCCTTTTTTAAAGCCAATAGAAAGTAGTTTTTCATTTGCGTATACTAACTCTCCAATATGTTTCTCTTCTTTCTCTAAATCGTATAGTATACCTTCTTGAGTATTATCTATTGGTTTTACAAAACAATAATTAAGATGTGATGTCCAATCATTACCATTTACATTTCTTGAGAGATATATTCTTTCAGGACTAACTATATAAACTCCATCTCTAAAAAACTCTGGAGAAGTAGTTGGTCTACCCCTCATATCAAAATAAATTCTAAAAATATTATGGTGTAATACAACTATGTCTCCAACACAAATATCCCCACTGTAATGTATAGGTAGTGATTCTACAATACCAAGTCTATTAACATATTTAGCAAGTTCTAATGAAGTGTTTATGGTGAATTCTACACCACCTATATTCTTGGTATTATTATATTTACTCCCATAAGGAGATATTATAAAATTGTATGGACTCTTCATTAATAGTTAATGTTAAATTCAACAAGAATAGGTAGATTTTTGTTTGGACTTTTCCATACAGATAGCTCTTTATTTTTATTCTCTATCCATACATAGTAATCATTACCATTATCAATAATAGCATGTATTGTATTAGACCCTCCTAATACTTCTTGTCCAACTATGTAGTGCATTGAATTTTTATAATCAAGACCAATAGTTATTTTTCTAATTTCTAATTTCATTTTTATTAAATTATATTCTTTTGGCAAAAATACAAAAAAGTGCCGAACATATATTCAAGCACTTTTTATATCTTATATTGCGATATGCGTTATTAATTATAAACTCTAATTTCTATAGGAGTATTTGTTAAAAGCGAGTCTACTTGAGTTGATGAACTATCTTTAGTAACCACATCCATTTCATTATTACCTGATCTTCTAATTTTAATGTTTCCACTACTTACATCTATATTATCTGATATTGAAAAATAAGTTTTATCTTCTATAAAAAGTCCGTTGCAAGTTGTGTAATAAAAACCAGTTCCATCATAAAACCAATTAATATTACCAAGTGATAGTAAATTGTCTTGTAAGTAATTTTGTATTTTCATAGTTTTTATTATTTATTTGTTTTTATATTAAAAAGATATTATTACTACTAATCCATCTCCTCCTTTACCACCATTGCCTCCTCCTAAAAAACCAGCACCCCCTGCTCCTCCGCCAGATCCTATTCCACCATTACCACCATTACCTCCTACTCCAACAACTGAACTACCACCACCTGCTCCACCTAATGAATAAAATGGTTTCCAAGACGTAATTCCATCTCCACCATTACCACCATTACCTACAGTTGGCGCTGCTGCTCCTCCTGCTATTAATGGACTTATAGATGTTGCTAATATAGATGCTCCATTATACGCTATATTTGGGGTGTTAAATCCTGATGCTCCAGCTCCACAAGTTAATACTTGTGAGGTTAAAGGAGTTATATCTGGTGCTTGAATTGTTCCCGCACCTACTGCTGTTACTCCTGCAGTATTAAGAAAATTTGCTAAAGTTAAGAAATAAATATTTCCCTGTCCTGTAACTGGTTCTCCTGCAGCTGATACTCCAGTACCTGATGTTCCTACTGCAGCACCAGCTGTTCCTGATCCTGCTATTGAATTTGCACCAGCTATTATAGGTGTTAATGATACAAAACTTCTTGTTCCTGCAGTACCTGCTACTGTAGGTGTTGCTCCTGTTCCACCTACACCTACTTGTACATATAATGTATCTGAAAGTTGTTGTGAGTTATATAAAACTCTTGAAATACCTCCACCACCACCTCCTGTTGAGTATGAAAAATTAGCAAGGTTAAGTCCAGAAGCTCCACCTCCACCTCCACCAATGCACATTATCCAAACATAATTGCATTTTTTAGGTTTTGTCCAAGTTTGCCAAGCATTTGCACTACCATTTGTATAAAATATTTTTATGTCTTGCTGACTATTTGGTATATGAGATAAATCTAACATATTATAAACTTGTTGTTATTATTACAAATCCATCACCACCTCTTCCACCATTACCTGCGTTTACTCCTGTGTTAGTAGAAGCTCCTCCACCTCCACCACCTGTTCCTGGTGCTCCATTACCTCCATTACCTCCATTTCCTGCAGTTGAGCCACCTCCACCACCTCCACCATATAACATTAATATAGGTTTGTAGTAAATAGCTCCATTCTGCCCATTTGTATTTACAGGAGTTGTAGTTATACCTGGAAATACCCCTGTTGTTGTTGTAGCATTTCCTGAACCACCATTTCCAGTTCCACCTCCTCCTCCAGCAGCAACTATAAAATTAATAGGTGAACCAATACCTCCATTAACTGTTGATGCAGAATTTGAATTATTTCCAATTTGAAAAATATATATTCCTAAATTTGCAAAAATATTATTTGCAATTGTTGATGCAGTTTCTCCTATTCCTGTGCTACCTGCTGCTGTTGTTCCACCACCACCACCTGTTGCCACTGGTGCTATTCCTGAACGTACAACAATATTTGATACTGATGTTGTATCAGGTATTAAAGTTACAAAACTATTTTGTCCTGAAGTACCTGCTGTTGCAGTTGTTCCACCTAATCCTCCTGATCCACCTATTCCAGGTAGTATGTAAAGTATATTTGGAAGTAGGTTTGCATCTATAGTTAATCTTGCAGTAGCTCCACTACCTCCTCCACCACCTCCACCTTTAGGTGTAGAAGCTGATTGCAATCCACCGCCACCACCAGCACCTGAACCTTGACAAATAATATTGACAAGTTTAGCACCTCTTGGTTTTATCCATGTTTGCCAAGTTCCTCCATTGAAGAAACCTTGTACATTTGAATTTTGATTTTGAAAATATGATAAATCTAACATATTATGTTATAACTGTAATTATTACTAATCCATCTCCCCCATCACCACCACTACTTCCTACTGCTGAACCTGCTCCTGCTCCTCCACCACCACAACCATAGAAACCTTTTCCTCCATTGCCACCTGCTCCTGTTGAACCTGATCTTCCTGCTCCTCCTGCTCCTCCTGTACCACAAAAGGGTTGTAATGTTCCATATCCTGAATCTCCATCTTGTGCATTTGCAACTCCACCATTTACTTGTGTTGTTAATATAGCAGAAGCTGATGTTATATTCCCACCTGCACCAAATACTGTGGCTGTCTTACCGCCTCCACCTGTACCCCCTGTTAATATATTTGTTGCTAATGCGGCTGTATTACTTCCTGCTGTTCCTGTATTAGCTCCTCCTGCAGATGAATTAACACCTGCAATAGCAGTAAATAGCCCTAAATTACCAAATGCAGATAAAGATACTACTGATATTGTGGCTGCTAATGCTGCACTTCCGTTTGGAGTTCCTCCTGATGCACCTGCGGTAGATGATTTACATATAAGAGTTTGTTCTGATGTAGATGGTTGTAATGCTATATAACTAATACCTCCATTTGTACCAGAAGTATTACTCACTTTAGAACCTGCTCCACCTTTACCTATTAATATATAAATGGTATCGGGTAATAAAAAAGCAGGAATTAATCCTCTAACAATTCCTCCTGAACCCCCCCCACTAGGTCCAACTGTTCCTGTTGCAAGTACATTAGGATATCCACCACCTGCTCCACCACCTAAACAGAATATCTCTATAAATTTTGCATTACGAGGTTTGCTCCATGTCTGCCAGTTACCTGTAGCATAGAATGTATAAGTTTGTTGTTGTTGAGAAGGTATATTTGATATATCTAACATATTATTTTGCCCATGTTGGTCTTGGAGGATTAGAATCTATAACATGACTCTCAACAGGAAAACTTGGGTATTCCAATGTATTTCCTTCTAAGTCAGTTATTCTTATTACGTTTCCATTACTTACTTCTTGATACGCTTGGAAATCCCATCCAAACGTAAACTCTATTAATATATATTCCATTAGTATTTTCCTCCAATTACTGATACATAATATCCTGCTGCAACTGTTGTTCCTAATGTTATATTAAGTTTGTATCCAGGAGGCAGAGCAAAGTTTAATGGTAGTTCATACACTGCTAATGCAGATGTTTCTGAAAGTGTTGTTGCTGCTAATGTTATCTCATCAAATAAAACATTATTAGCTGCTGTAGCATTTGTAGATCCATTGTTTATAAAAACTCTAGCTACTGTTGCTACATTTGTTCCAGCTGCTCTAAATCTTATTCTTTGAACAAAACCTCCATTTGTAGCATCTGCTGTAAAAGAAGTTAAAACAGTTCCTGTTCCATCCTTTGCTACGTTAGCTGTTGTTATTGCTGTTGTTCCCCATTGAACATCTCCTAGTAATGAGAAAATTGGTGCTGTGTTTGCTGCCATTGCTTATTTGTTTTTAAAATATATTTTGTAATCCTACTGTCATTGCTTGTACTAACCCTAAATTTGGTTTAGCGTTAAATGTTGTCCAGTTTGCTGAACTTAACACCCCTCTATTAGTTGCACTTGCTGTTGGTACATTAAGTGTAATTACTGGTGTTGATGTTGATGTTGCTACACTACTTGATAAATCAGTTCCAGTTGTTCCTAATGTTAATGCTGATACTGATGTTACTGTTCCATTACCTTTTGAATTAAATGTAGTCCAGTCTGCACTACTTAACGCTCCTCTATTGCTTGCAGAAGCAGTAGGTAGATTAAACTTATGGTCTGTACCACTATCAACTATTGCAAAGTCTGTTCCTGTTGTTCCTGTAGTTAGTGTTTGAGCAGCACCTGTTAAACTATTAATAGCTGTAATTCCTGTACCAGCCATTATCCCACTCTGTTGTGTAATACTTAATATAGTAGATTGAACAGCAGGATGTGCAAATGGACTTATCTGAGCAGTTTCAGCTATAATAGACATATTAATATCTGCACTTGCCCAATATAATTCTATTATATCACCTGCTATTAATTCTATAAGATAATTCCATGCAGCCATCATATATGCAGGACTATTACCTTGTAATGATAT